TCCGGTAAGTCGAATGCAGGTACGCCCCGCCGATGTTCTTTAACGCGACCGCCAACATTTGGTTCTACTTACGGGGGGTGCACTTGCGCCGCCTCCGCACTCAAAAATTTGAGCGGGGCCGCCCGCGACTCAAGTTGAAGCAAAAGCGGGCGTCGTCTGTGGAATTGAAGGGAATAATGATTGCGTCTCCAATTTCTCGTGAACTACTCGGAATTGGAACCCGCTGGTTTCATCGGAACGCAACCGTCATGCTGCGTATGCGTCCCCGGCCTTGCTGGTTTCATCGAACCTTGCCTCGCCAGCTCAGCCACGACCCGCCGCGCTTGCCCCGACCAAAAAGGCCGTGAACCCCCCGGAGCGCCTTTTGTCGGGGCGCACAGAAAAGCAGGTTGCCTGCGTTTCATACGCCCAAGACTTCTCGGATACACTGGCGCGACATTCTCGTCGACTCATGAACAGCGCATTCTATCAAGCGATTTTCGCGACGAGGATTTCTAGCAAACGAGACACCGTTGCAGACTTCGAAACTACGCAAGGAGGATTTCGCTACTCCACCTCGGTCGGGGGTGGATTTACAGGCCGCGGTGCAGACGTCATCGTGATTGACGACCCTTTGAAGGCTGACGAAGCACTATCGGATGTACGACGCGAGAGCGTAAACGAATGGTTCGACAACACACTGAGGAGCCGTCTCAATAGACAGGAACAGGGTGCCATTATTATCATCATGCAGCGATTGCACACCAACGACCTTGTCGCCCACGTTCAGCAAACTGAGCATTGGCGGGTGCTGTCGTTTTCGGCGATGGCCGAAACCGATGAGGCTTATGAGGTTCGCGGTGCCTACGGGACCACGCGGCTGCGTCGAAACGAAGGAGACATTCTCCAACCGTCCCTGACGACGCGCCCGACACTGGAAGCGCTTCGAAGGGCGATGACTCCTTACCATTTTGCTGCCCAGTATCAGCAAAATCCGCAGCCGCCAGAGGGTAATGTCGTCAAGCGCGAATGGCTGAAATTCTACGCTCCGGATGAGAGACCTCGTGTCTTTGATATCGTTCTGCAAAGTTGGGATACGGCAGTCAAAGACACCGAGCTTGCAAATTTCAGCGTCTGTACCACATGGGGGATAAAAGATCGCAAAGCTTATCTGCTCGACGTGTTCCGACGAAGGCTGTCATTTCCCGACATCAGGAGATTCGTCGAAAATTTGGCTGAACTTCATAACGCCACGGTAGTTCTGATTGAGGATAAGTCCTCCGGCTCCTCCCTCATCCAGCAACTGAGATCGGAAGGTGTTTCAAAAGTGCAGCCTTCACCCGCGCTGGAGGGTGATAAGATCATGCGCCTTCACGGCCAGACACCGACAATCGAGGGTGGATTTGTTCTGTTTCCCAAATGGGCTGATTGGCTGGAGACCTATTTGAGCGAGTTGCTGTCGTTCCCTAGCTCGAACTACGACGACCAAGTCGACTCCACCGTATATGCACTGGCATGGATTGGAAAAAATCCAAGATGGCAGGGCAATGTGGTCAAGCGGTCATGGCTGCACTATTACACAGAGCTTCCCAAAGAAAGAAATCAGATTCCTCGCATTTATATGGCGTGCGATACCACCGTTAAGGACGAGGGGCAGAGCGACTGGACCGTATGCACTGTTTGGAAATTGGTAGAAAGAACTCATTATTTGATTCATGTGGAGCGAGGCATTTGCGAATATTCAGAGGTGCGCAGCATGATCGGCATGCTTCTCGAACGATATAATCCATATCAAATCTGGCTCGAGGAGACCGCCACCGGCCTGGCCCTTCAGGAAGATCGCGAGCTGCGATCACGATTTCGGATAAAACTCGTGCCCGTCGAACAAGACAGGATTGGTCGGCTCAGGGTACAAGATGCGAAGTTCCGAGAGGGTCAAGTATTATTTCCCGAAGGCGCTGTGTTCATGTCACAAGTTGAACGGGAACTCCTTAGTTACCCGCACGGCGAGACGGACGACATCGTTGACAGCATCAGCCTTGCGCTAAAATATGGTGGAACCGGCTATGATTGGACGATGAGCTGGGTTTGATTACGCGGACGAGCCGTTCCGGCATTCGAAGGGGCCTACGTGCCGTAGTGCACGTCGGTGACTTTCTTCAGTCGCCGGTCCGCTCGGGCATTGGAAGCTCGGCACACATATCGTTTAACGATCGACTGCGGGCCAGCCTTCTAGCCTCCCGGATGGCCACCGCGATAGGAACCTTTGTTTCGTTTGCTATTACCTGGCATGCACGGCCTCGAGGCCTCGCTGCGTCCTCGCCGGGATAGCTACCCACCTGCACCTCGATCAGCTCGAGTGGAATCTTTCCCGGATTCGCGAGGCGTGCACCCCACCCATCGGGGCCGACTCGTTTCATGGATGGTGCGGACACTCGGCTCGAAGAGCCGATTGAATATGCGCCTTTTAGCGACGCACATCCCTTCCTCCTCGCAAGGGAGGCTAGGAAATCGCCGCAAACGTGGGCTTATCGCCTGGAGTCACGCGGCATTATATTAGTTGTCGAGTCTGCCGCAGGGCCGCGATCAGCTGAAAAACGACGGGGTTTTGCACGGTGGCAGACAGGTCCGTTGTCGGTCACAGGAACCGACCGTAAGGTGACGCAAATTGGATGGAGCGCGAGGAAGCGCGTCGCGCAATCGGCGCTGAAGCGGGCAGCCATGCAGCCAAAGATAAATCTGCATAGCGAGCCAGGCGTCCTCTATCGCGTTGTGCAGGTCACCAGCACGAGCGAGCTTGATGTGGCGGCAGATCGCGCTCAGAGAGGCGCTGTCGCCGCGATCGAGCGTCCGGTACCCCTTCATGGTGCAATAGACAGGCCTGGTCAGCGCGGGCAAGCCCGATAGCGTCAGCTCGCGATTGATGAACCTGATATCAAATGCGGCATTGTGAGCGACGATAAGATCATAGGACGTCAGGAAGCGCCGTACCTCGGCCGCATGCATGGCGAACGGCTCCTGCAGGCGCAGAGCCGAATCCGAGAACCCGTGAATCTGCTCGGCGCCCAGACGGTTTGCCGTACCAGGATCGAACACGAGGTAAAGATAGGCCAGACGCCGCGGGCCTTTGGGCAGATCGCGGCTGATCATTCCGATCGCACCAAAGCTTACCATGCGGTCGTCACGACGAAGGCCGGTAGTTTCGACATCGCAAAACACCACGGTCGCTGGTAGGTGATGCGGTCCCACGTGCGCCTCCTCTCGGTCCTGAAGCGGCGCACGGGAGCGCCGCCGTCACCGAAACCCCGCGGAGGCCAAAAGGCGCTGGCGAGGGAGAGGACGACCAAACGGGGAAACGGGGCGGCGTCGCTCAGCGCATGCACCCCTCCGTCGAAGGGCGCCGCGCACTGCTGCTATGCTCAGCCGAAGGCAGAGCAAGCCGCCGCTCCTGTTCGGCCCAGGATCATGGCAGTGCACGCGCCAACCGCGTGATGGTGAGGCCGGCCGGCGCCGTCCCCTCCAAGATGTTCGAGACGACACGTGGCGAAACGAATGCGAGCGGCAGCAGAAGCCGGATGTGTCGCTCGGCCCTTCCTTCGCGCCTGGCGAGCACGGCGAAGCTCGCAAGGCGGCCACTGGCCAGCTCGTCGGCCCAGCCGCGGGCTTTGGTAATGGCAATCAGCAGGTTCTCACGACGCGATGGCTTCATCGGTGTGTTGTGCGCCGGCACACGAATGATGCCCCCGACGGGGTTGAGCACAGGGCCGGTCCAGGGCACCGTGATTGTGGTTGCGTCAGCCAGGCGGCGTATTGACGCGTCGTTTTTAGCCGTGTCGTCCGCTCCGGCAGGCTCGGCCGTCTGCCGGACATGGAGCTCAAGACGTTGCGAACTCACTGTTACACGCTCCAGGTGACGTTCGAGGAGCTCCGAGTCAGTTTCGGGTAGATTGTGCCCGAAGGCGTCTGAAAGGAGGTGCTTGCGCAACGCCGCAACGACCACCGCTTCGAGCTCGGCAGCGGGAACGCGGCCAAGCGCGCCGACTGGCTGGGACTGCTTGCCCTGCAGCACGGCTTGCGAGACGTAGTAGCGGTAGCGGACGCCGCGCTTGTTGGAATGGCTCGGAGTCATGCGGTTGCCGCAAATGTCAAACAAGCGCCCGGTCAAGATCGCAGGTGAGCCTCGCAGCCGAAAGCGTCGCGCCACCGCCTGAGCCGCAAGTTTGCATTGAACCGCCTCGAACACAGTTGACTTGAGAATGGGTTCATGCGCACCGCGGTAAATTCCGTCGCGGTAGACGACCTCGCCGATATAGAAGCGGTTCTTGAGCAGATGGGCGAGCGCGCCCACGCCGAGGCGGGTCCCGCCGACGCTGCGGCCGCCCGAAAGCTGCCGCCGTTTACTGCGAATGCCGTCCCGATCAAGCTCCCCCGCCAATACCCGGATCGAGCCCACCGCCAAGTAGCGGGCAAAGATCGCACGAACCGCTTCAGCCTCGGCCGGGATCACCACGATCTTCTTCTCCACCGCCGCATAGCCGAGCGGGACCGGGCCCCCCACCCACAGACCCTTGCGCTTGGAGGCCGCGATTTTGTCTCGCACCCGCTCCCCGATCAGTTCGCGCTCGAACTGCGCAAAGGACAGCAGCACATTGAGCGTCAGTCGCCCCATGCTGGAGCTGGTATTGAACGACTGGGTGACGGATACGAACGACGCCCCGTGGGCATCAAACAACTCGATGAGCTTGGCGAAATCAGCGAGCGAGCGGGTCAGCCGGTCGACCTTGTAGACCAGCACAATCTCGATCTTGCCCGCGCGAAGGTCGGCCAACAGCTGCTGCAGCGCGGGGCGCTCAAGCGAGGCGCCGGAGAAAGCGCCATCATCATAGCGGTCGGGAATAGCCCGCCAGCCTTCATGGGCTTGGCTCTTGATATAGGCCTCACAGGCCTCGCGCTGGGCCTCGAGCGAATTGAACGCAAGGTCAAGATTGTACTCCGTCGATTTGCGCGTATAGACGGCACAGCGCGCAAGCCTGCTACCGTGACCGTTCATGCGACCGAGAGCCCACGGGGGATGAGGGGTAGATGGTAGGCCGGGCGGACCGATGGACGCTGGGCTCGGTAAGCCCCGGCGGCGGCTGGCCAGCACGCGGCTCTGCGGGCCGGCGCGGCACACCTGCCGGAGATAGCGGTACGCCCCTGTGCGGCGGCGCCTGTTCCTCCGAGACGCTGCGCCGCAGCGCCTCCATGAGATTGATCACTCGTCGAGGAGTGGGCAAGATCACCTTGCGCTCCTGGACGGCGCCGTCCTGTTTGGCCTTCAGGTGCGCGAGCAGCGCCTCCTCGTAGCGGTCATGGAAGGCTTTCGGGTCGAAGTCGCTAGCCTTGCTTTCCAGGATCTGTGCGGCAAGCTTGAGCATGTCGGGCGCGGGCGCCAGCTCCGGCAGGCCCCCGAGATAATCTTTTGCGTCGCGCACCTCGTAGGGGTAGCGCAGCGTGGTGCCGAGGAGCCCCTTGTCATAGGGCTCAAGGGCAATCACC